TTAACAGTTTTAGGTGATGCAGATTTAGCAGTTTTAGTTGCTGAAGAACGTCTGCGAGTTGCCATAAATGTCAAAAATTAAACAATAGGTGTAAGGAGTTGAGGACTTACAACTTCAAAACTCTCTAACAGGATGTTAAACACCCAAGGAGTACAAGAGGTCCCCAAACATAAAGAGCAGTTTTCCACAGTGTGCCATCTAAGAGACTCCTGATTGTTACTCACCCCTGCCTTGCGTTTGCCTCGATCCTTACACTATAAGAACACTTTAAACGTCCCCCCCCCATTATAAGAATTGTTCTAAAGTTCCCTTCCTATTGTTTACTCTCTCTTGTATTAAATTACCATAATCCTCATGCAATTCGCACCCTATGTAATCCCTACCTAATGATTTTGCTACCATTGCAGTTGTTCCACTACCCATAAATGGATCTAAAATAATATCATTTTTCTCACTACCTGCTTTGATACATGGTTCAATTAGTTCAGGTGGATATACTGCAAAATGTGCATCTTTATTGGGTTTAGTGTTAACATTCCATACACTTTTCCTACGTTTGAATTGATTACCTGTAGAATTTACTACTTTAATTGCATCAACATCAAAATAATAGTTTTGATTCTTACTCAATAAGAACATATATTCATGGGATTTAGTACATCTATCTCTTACACTTTCTGGCATAGGATTAGGTTTACTCCATATAATATCTTGTCTTAAATACCATCCATCTGCTCTTAATGCAAATGCTAACATCCAAGGAATACCGATTAAATCTTTCTCTTTTAGTCCCTCTAATTTATTACCTCGTCTTGCACATTTGTCTGGTAAATCTTGTTTATTAGCCAATGTTTAACCACAATGTACCATCCTCAGTTAGGAGATTACGCACTTCTCGGAATACTAATACTAATTTTTGAATATACTCTTCTGGAGATTCTTCTAGTCCTATCTGATAATCCTCCCCTCCATAATCTCTTAAACCATAATAAGGTGGAGATGTAATGCAACACCTAGCTTTTTCATCAAATTCTTTAAGAGTTTCGAGACAATCTCCAAATAATATTGTATCTCTCATTTTGTTTGTTCTGATACTATTGCCTGTAACTTACCATCCTTATCAACGGTAATGTTTATGTCATGTTTAAAATCAGTATTATTCTCTCTAATTTTAATATCTATTGCACCACCTTTTCCATAGCGAAACATAATAAACCTACTATCTTTCACTTCCCACTTATCAGGATTCTTACAATGCTT